TTAAAACAGCTTGCGCTGCCGCCTGTCTGGCGGTGCAGCTGCCCCTTGAGCAGCCAAAATTCGTGCGATATGCCCTTCCGTCAATCGGTACTCAGCGGCCAGTTGGCGAGCCGTTTTGTGGGCGTATTCGGCGGCGATGCGTGCGTCCCTGACTTGCTTGAGCGCCCGTGATGCCTTAGGTAGCTGGAAGTGCTCTATGCCTCCATATTGCTGGGCGAGGCGCTGAAGGTTTTCCACGCCAATAATGGCTGAGTAGGAATGTTCGCTGCTCACGCGGTCAGGCGTCGGAATATAGATACGCAGGCCACCCAAGCGCTCCACCAGCGCAAAGGTGGCCTGCAGGCCAATCAGCTGCACGAAATCTTGCAACAGAGGTGGCAGCAGATCGAAAGCACAAGCCTCATCCATGTTGCTTCTGTTGGGGGTTGGAAGGGCAAATGCGGGCGCGATCAAGCCATGCTTTGAGCGCCTCAATAATGGTCGAAGCCGTGGAAGCATCCAGAAAACGCAAGCTGTCAATTTTCCTGCCTGCCATGCGGCTGGCAAAAGACAGCAGGGCTTTTTCCTCTGTGTTTTGTAGCACGCCCGTCTCTCCCAGCTTGCGCCAGAGCCATCGAATCTTTTCTGCTTGTCCGAAGGGTTTAAACGCGGGCTTGGGTTTGAAGCCGCAAGCTGCCATGTGTTCCAGCACTTTGCGGCGGCCTTGCGCGTCCAAATCAGCTGCGCTGTTTTTGCCAGTACGCTGCGCCAGGTGGTAGCGATAGTCATCGTCCGACCACCCCAGCGCCGCCTTGCCCTGATGAATCCAACCCAGTTCCTTCTTGCGCTGGGCCGCAACAGCAGCTTCATTGATATGAACGATCAATTGGCGCGGCATGGCTCACTCCTTTCAAACTCCAGCCCCGCCGCCCAGCGCCTCGATCAAATCGGGGATGAGGCGTGAGAGTTCGCCCGTGGCCAGGGCCGCGTCGGCGTCAAAGCGCTCGTCGCGGTTGTCGCTCTGGCCGTCTTTGTCGAACAGGCCGTCGGCGTAGCGCAGTTTTTTCAGTTGCAGCGCTTGCGTGAGCACAAAGCTCATGCGGCCGGCCCAGCCCAGCGCCAGGCGGGTGGGCAGCTTGCCTTCCTGAATGTGCTGGCGCACTTCGGGCGTTTCCAGCGGATGGCGGGCAAAGCGCACGACGGCCGGCTCTTCGCCGCTGCCTTTGAGTTCGCATTCGCGCTCGATGCTGAATTCGGGGTGCAGCGCAGCGCCATCTTCGCTGGCCAGCCACGCGGCCATGGCCGCCTGCGGGGCCGTGCGCGTTTGCAGCAGCGCCAGTGCCAGCGCGCCCGGGCCGCCGCCAGCTGTGCGCATGAGGCTGGTGGTGATTTCGTCGGCCCGGCCCTGGCTGCCTGCGTCAATGGCAAGCAGGCGCGCCTGCGGGTCGATCCACACCCAGCAGGCGGCGCGGCGGGCGAAGGCTTGCGGCAGCAGGGCCAGCAGGGCGTCGTCTTTCATGTCGCGCAGCTCTTTTTTGCCAGGCTTGCGGCCTTGCGCGGCTTCGATGCGGGCGGCTTCTTCTTCCACTTTGCGGCGGATGGCGTCCGAAGGCACGGATTTAGTTTCGATGGCAAAGCGCATGAGCCACTGGCCGTCCACGGTTTCCAGCAGCGCGCCGTGCGCGTGGCCGCGCGGGGGCAGCCAGCCGGCGGACTTTTGCTGGGTGGCGCTGCATTCGGCAAAAGGCTCGGCGGCCAGCGCCTGCTCCAGCCGGGCGGCGTCGGGCTGCCAGCCGGGCTGGATGCGGTAGAGGATGAGGTTTTTGAACATGAAAAAGTCTGCGAAAGGCGGGGGAACGGGAAGAAAGGCGCGGCGGCTTCAGGGCGGCGCGCGGCGGGACGGGGCGAAATACGGCGGGGTGCGGCTGGAAATGGCGGGGTGCGGCGGCCTATTTGTCCAGCTCTTCCACGCGGCGCGGGGGCATGGTGTCCCATGCCTGGCAGCCGGGGCATTGCCAGAAGTGGGTTTTGGCGGTAAAGCCGCAGGCCGCGCAGCGGTAGCAGGCCAGCGGCCGGGCGGCGCGCTCCACGGCGCGCTGNAAACATATAGAGAGAATCCTTTTCAGTGAGTGAGCGCCTGGGTCTGCTGCACGCCGCCAACCCCCCTGTGCAGCTCGGCCTGCCGACCTGCCGCGTAGCCACGGCTGAGGTGGCCGTCATCAACCAGGCGGCCCCTGCTCCGGCTGCTGTCGCGCGGCTGCCTGGTAGTCATGTCGGGGTGCCTGGACGTCATGTAGTCCAGCAGCAGCTGCTCGTCGCGCGCCGGTTGCGCAAAGCGCTCAACCAGGCTGCGCACGCCACAGACCCAGCCGGCCGCAAAGGCGTCGCCACGCGCCGTCTTGGTGGCAGGCTTGCACTGGCGTGGCTGACGGCGCACATGCGCCAGGCGCGCACGGCTGCATTGGCGCAGCAGCACGGCAAAACAATAAGAGGCCACGTCGGGCGCGGTGCCCACACCCACAAAAACATAAAAACCCTGGCGCGCGTAATTGCCTGCCTCGTTGTAAGCGCCGCGCACCAGGCTGTACATCTCACAGCCAAAGGCGTCGGCACAAACACGGGCCAGGCTTGCTTCCCAGGCATTGACTGCCGGGCTGGCAGCGCGTGCGCTGGCTTCGTGCACGTCGGCCAGCGACACGTCGCGCTCGCTCAGGCCAAACTGCGCCATCAGCTTCTGCGCCTGCCGCATGGCAGCGGCCGCCTCGTGCGCCTCGGAACTGTGGCTCAGCGCCAGACACTTTTTGATCTTTGCAAGAGCGTCGTCACGGTTCATGCCGGCTCTCCTTCGCCTTTGGTCTCGAACTGCCCGCACACCATCAGGGCGCGGGTGCCAAAGCCGCCCAGCGTGCAGCGCAGCGGCCAAAAGCCTGATGCGCCAGGCTGCTGCAAGCGGGCATGGCGGCAACCCTGGCAGCACGCCTGCGCCGCTGTGGGGCGGTAGCCCATGCGCACCTGCGCACGATGAATTGGCCCGAGGCAGCTCATGCTTGCGACGCCTCCACCTCGAACGGCACAATGGCGAAATCCTCCACGCCACTGACGATGGTGATTCCTGCAATACCACGCACCGCATCCTGATCGGCCAGGATGGCGTCTTTGTTCACCTCCTGCTTGACGCGAATGAACTGCTCCAGATGCATGCGGCGCAGCGTCTCCAGCACCATGTCCACGCCACGCACGCTCACGCTGGGCGGCCGCTGACGCCAGGACACTTCACCGGTGACCAAATTGGCCGTTTTGGTTTTGCCGCCGTTGGTGAGGTCATGGCGGTTGGCTGTGCAATAAATCTCTACGCCCTTTTGCAGCACCGTGATGCGCTCGCCCAGCGCTTCCAGCTCGGGTTGGTGCTGCTTGGTAATGGCCGCAATGGCGTCGTTCATGTCAGCCACGATGCGCGCCTGCTGGCGCTGCAAATCACCCAGCTTCTTGATGTCTGCCGCGCAGTCATTGATGGTTTGCGGGGCATAAATAGGGGCAGTGGATTTCAGTTTCTTGGCTTTACTCATGGTGATTTCCTTTTGAATGGAAAGAGGGAAAGGGTCATTGCAGCGGCTGCTGAAGGCGCGCGCACTCGGTGATGACATCGTCCAGCAGCGCCAGTACGCGCTCGTTGTCGCCATTGACACGCGCGGCGGCCATACGGCTGACATGGCGCACGCTGTTGCACAAGGCGTTCTGCAGCGTCGCCAGTTGCAGCGTCATGTCCATCAGCAAGTCATTGGCGCGACGCAACTCGGCGCGCAGCTCGGCGGGCTGGAGGCTGTCGGGGTTGGCCAGCTTCGGGGACTGGACAGGGAGCCGGATCACTTCGGCATGGGGCATATCAATCTCCTTCAGATTCGGTGCCGGGGGCGGATGCGGGAACAGCGCTCGCGCCCCTGCCGCGCAAGTGCGCCAGGTGTGCGCGCACGGCCTCGGGCATGGGGGCGGCGGCCAGCGCATCGGCAGCCAGCTTGGCTAGCGCCGGGTCCTGGGCCAGGGCCTCTGCGGCGCTGGCGCTTTGGCCCGTGACCTGCACGGCGCCGCGCGGGGCGCGGCTACGGCGCTGCTGCTCGTGCGCGGCTTCTTGCGCGGCCTCTTGCTTGTCCGCCAGGCGCATGAGCACCTCGTGCAGATAGGCGTGGTCGGCCAGCGGTGTTTGCAGCGAGCCTTTGGCAGCGGCGTCCAGCACGGCCTGCAAGGCGGCTTGCCACAGCTCGGGCGGCGCGCTCCAGTCGCGCCCGCGCCGCGTGATGCAGCCGCGCTGCATGTCGGCCAGCACGTCGCGCAGCAGGCGGGCGGCGCGCTCGGGGCGCAGCTCGCGTTTGGCGGGGCGAAACAGGCCCAGGTAGCGCAGCAAATCGTCGCCGCAAGGCAGGCCGCGCAGGGCCGTGGCCAGCAGCTGGCGCAGCTCCTGATGGCTCACCAGGGCGTCCAGGCTCATGCCCGCGCCACAGTTGGGGCAGCGCAGCATCATGCGGCCAGCCTCCAGAGTGAGGCGCAGGCAAAGGCGCACACAAAACACAGCAGCAGCTCGGCAGCAGCCTGCAGCCAGGGGCGCCGGAGCAGGCTGCGCCAGGCGCTTTTGCGGCGCTGTGCGTCAATCACGCCAGGGGCAAACGCAAAGCGGCGGCTGGCTGACGCGCGGCGGGTAGCAGGATGGCTCATGCGCGCCTCCCGCTGATGCGGCGCGCCTGGGGAAACAGCGCCAGCGCGCGCAGGACGCCGTCCATCACGTGGACATAAAAGCCAAGGCGGCGCTGCTGCGAGCCATCGGGCAGGGTGATGATGACGAGGGTGGGCCGCTTAGGCTCCCCACGAATAGCCTTTAAAAGTTTGGGCAACTGCGCATCGCGCAGTTGGGTGAAATCACAAAAATCGCGCCGTGCATCAAAAACCGCCAGCCGGCGATCAATGCCATAACGGCGCTGGAGATGCCTCGCACGGTTTTTGAGCCATTGCAATGGTGGGGAATAGAGGGGGTCTTTAAACATGGTCGTAATCCTTTTGAACGGGGGCGGTCAATGTCGAATCGGGCGTACAGCGCACGTCTGGTTTGCGTGGTTTGATTTCCCGTGGCGCAGGTGGCGCGCTGTGTGCGGCGTGGGAGCACTGGCGGCAGGCTTGCCAGTGCTGCATATCGCGGGGTGATCCGGTTGGAGCAGGCCGGTGTGCATAAGCGCGGCATTGCGCAGCAGTAATGACCTGCTCCACGCCGCCTGCCTCTTCGGTGAGGTAGGGACATGGGTAGCGCCCAAAGGTGTGCACTACCCGTTCGGCAATGTGTTCCGTGCTGGCCTGGCCGCTGCCATACAGACCACTGCCGTTGAGTACTTGGCTGACCGTGGCAGGCGACACGCCCAACTGCCGCGCCACCTTGGCACGGGGCGTACTTTCGCAACGTGAAACCAGCAGCGCGAACCACGTCTTACGCTTGTATTCGGCGGCGCTCATGCGACAAACACCTCCCCACGACGACGGAGCAACGCCGCGTAACGCGGCGGCATAGGCAGCAGGCGGGGCGGCACTGGCAGAGCCGGACCAGTGACGGGGGGCGGGCAACGCCCAATGTCTGTGACCAACACATAGCGCTTGCAACCCGCTACACGCCGACGGCTTAAGGACACGGCATGCGGCACAGTCTTTGACCACCCATGCAGGTAGCTGGCAATGGTTTGTTGCGTGGCTTGCGGGTTGCCTGCTCCGGCGTCCAGCAGTACGCCCAGCGCCTCATCGCTGGTGAGCTGCCGGCGAATGCGCAGCAGTGCCCATAGCCGCGCAATCAGCGCATGCGGGTTGGCAGGCTGCGCCCTGGGGTGTGCTTGCGCCACGGCACGGGCCATTACCCAGCCATCCACAGTCAGTTGCCAAACAGAATCGGTCGCCGGCTTGCACTGCTTGATGCGGATGGCGTAGCCACTCTGTTGCATGGCTTCCAGCGCCCGCGCGCCCAGACCGGGTATATCGGCAAACTCGGGTACCCAATCCACCAGATCACACAGACGAAAAGGCGAACTCGCCGACCGTACGCGCTCACCCAGTGAGCGCAACGCTGCCGCTGTGTACCAATTGAGGGCGGTCGTCATGCCATCCCCCGCAACGCAGCCTGCGTACTTGTAAATTCGGCCACCAGTGCACGGCCTTTGATGTGCTCGGCGTCCACACGCTGCCAGCTGTTGGCGGCTGCCCACTGCTCAATGTTGGCAATGGCGCTCAAAACCAGCCGCATTCGCCCGCGTGACTGCTGGAACAGCGCCTGCACCACCTCGGCCGACATTTCCACTTCAGATTTGGCAGTTACCGTGGCACGCACGTCTTCAAGGTTGAGCGGCTCCAGTTCAACTACTTTCGCAACACGGCTTGCAATGTGCCCGTAGCGGGCCACCATCACAGGAAAGCCCTCCATGCCAACCAGAAAACACATGATGCCGGTCAGGTCGGTCATGTCACGAATGACCTCCAGCTTGGCGGCACTGTGGCGATCCACCAGGTGGTCGGCCTCATCAATGATGATGGGCACCATTGAGACGGCAAGCTGGGCGATGATGCGGTTTTGCAGATCAGACAACCTGCCGTCTGTTGCCAGCCCCATCTTGGCACCAATTTCTTCCAGAACGGTGCGCTTGGTCCACGTTTCTTTTGCGCGTACAAACACGTAGCCGCTATCCGCCGCCCAGCGCTCGGTCAGTTCACTTTTACCGATGCCGTAGACGCCGCGCACCAGCACTAACCCCGCTTCACGGGCGCCACGGCGCGCAACCAGTTTTTCGGCTTCCTTCAGCCGCTTGTAGTTCTGGGTCGGTACAAAGCCTTTTTTCATGTACATTTCTCCTTGCTAAACATGCTTTGGCAAGCTCAGGCGCTGGCGGCCACCGGCGTCTGGGCATCTTTAAAAGCGTGGTTGCCATCCCCCGCAGTCCATGCCAGCCCGCGCCCTGTGTAGTAGTCACGCAAGCTGTCGTAGTCGTCGCTGCCGACGTATTGCTCCAACCAGGAAATGTCGGCGTCCTGCCAGTTGGTTCGGTGGCGCATCAGCCACTCGTAGCGTTCGCTGGCCGTGTCAAAAAAAGGTCTGCCCGCAGTGGTTGTTGCTGGCTCAGGGGCCGTTTGCACATCAACAACACGCATGACTGGCACCTCTGCAAGTTCTGGTGGCGGCGGCGGGCTAACCAATGTTTCGGCTTGCACTGGCGCTTGCAGCTCACGCAAAGCCGTTTCGATTTGCAGCTGGCGGCGCTTGACGGCCGCGCGTACCCGCTTTTCGCGGGCTATCTCAATAGCGGCCTGTGGGAAGTAGTCGATGCGATTGGCATTCCACTTGGCTTCGCAAACAAATTCACCGTCCAGGGTGTAAATCTGAACCGCGCTCGGATCGTGAATGTCGTAGCGCACGCTGACCCTGTGGCCATCTACATGAATCGCCATCAACTCGGGGGCCTGATACTGCTGGTTGAACAGCGTGACCTGCCCGCGTTGCGCTACCCGCAGCGCACTGGGCATAAACAGTGCCCGCAGCTCCAAATCACCCGGGCGGTGTTGCAGCGCCACGTCCAGCTTGGCTACCCATGCCTGCGCGGGGGTCATGTGTTTGCCATCCTCGCCTTTGGGCAGGCTGCGGTGGCGGTGTGTGCCGTTGTAGTCCGCCACCATGGCATCGACGGCGCCGATAAACTGCTCCCAGCTTGGCAGTTTGGGCGTAAGCCGTATGACAACACTGCCTTGCTGGCCGGCGCGTTTGATGGCGCGTTGTTCCTTGGCAATCTCGGCTGCCGCGTGGCGGTATGTGCCGCCATCCGCATCACTACCCTGATAGCTGCCAAACTGGCGAGCGCAGTTGATGGCGTGCGTGCGCCATCCGCGTTCGATCAAACCGTGCCCCTGCGGGTGACCTGGAATCCCTGTGCGGTGCTCAATGCCCAATCGCGTCATAAAACCGTCAATCGGGCAATCCATTGCCCGTGCGGTCTCACCCGCACCGTTGTCGGTGTACACGATGGCGGGCACACCATACTGGCCGATGGCATGACGCAGCGCGTCACCCACCGCAAAAACGTTTTCGGCTAGCGCGACCGACCAGCCACAAATCAGCCGCGTGGCTGCATCCATAACGATCGTCAGCTCTGGCGCAAAGGGTGCACCGTGATCCGGATGCCGCACCTTGGCCTTAAAGGTGTGACCGTCAATCAGCCACACATCCAGCGGGCGCAGCATGCTCGTGTCACGCCGTTTAAACGGCAGGCGCGCACTGCGCGCACTGCCAGAGTGACGCGCTTTGATGAGCGTCACGTTATCCACCTTTTGCAAGGCGCGGCGTGCGCGTCCGTAAAGAGCACGCCAGTCATCAAACGGCCGGCCCAGGGAGCGCGTCACATCTTTTGCGGCGTTACTCAGGTTACGAAAGCGCGCGTCACGCGAGTGGTAGCGCCCCAGCACGGCTGCCACGTCATCAGCCAGCCGTGCCTGCGACGCCGGAGCTGCTGGCGCAGGCAACAGCCCCCACCAGGCATTCTGGCGATGCTGCGCCACCCAGCGCTCCAATGTGCGGGCGCCCACTTGCGCTGCCCGCGCCTTCTGGTTGGCCGCCCGTGCCATCGCTTGCAGTTGCGGCGTGGCTTGCCCGCTGGCCAGTTGCAGCGCCAGCAATGCACAGGACCGCTTGATCCCGTGTACCGGCATCAGCTCGTGAACCATATTCACCAGCGCGGTGCGCGCATCAGCCACCTCTTTATCCGCCTGACTCGGCAAGCGACGCTGTGGCAAGGCAGGCATCGCCTCATTGCCAGAGGCAACGGACACCGCGCGTTGCGGTATTGGCTCAGGTGCGGCGACAGCCGGCAATGCTGTACCGGCCTGTTCAATCTGCCTGGCAGCCAAAGCCACCCTTGTTTCTTGCGGCAGATCGTCGACCTTGTATTCCAGGCCGCCGCCACGCCCCGGGCGCGGCCGTGCTGGCACATGCATGGCCGCCAGCTTGTCGCGTGTGCGCCGCTCTGTACCAGGCATGCCGGGCAAGCCGGCCAGCTCGCGTGCAGTGCGCCAAGTCATTTGACGCCCCCCGAGTGGTGGTGTGGACGCACACGATTAATGGTGCGGTGCTTAGGCCAAATAGTCGCTACTGGTTTTCCAAGCACTTCGCTGATGCGCGTACTGATACGCGCCGAAACCGATTTGCCGTGCAGCACTTGCGACACGGTCGTGCGCGACAGGCCAAGTTCGTCGGCAATAGCTGCCAAGGTGACCCCTGCCATGCGCAGTTCGGCTTTTATCTGCTCAGGATGCATACTATTCAACAAAACAAGTTAGGCGCACCAAGAAGGTGCATTTGTTAGGCTGAATTATGGGGAACAAATTACCCAAAGTCAAGGGGAATCTATGTCTCAGGGAGAGGAGTTTGTAGCGGTCGGGAACCGCATCTGTGAAATGCGTGACCGCTTGGCGCTCAACCAGACACAGTTCGCGGCACGGCTGGGGGTGGACCGAAAGTCAGTTGCCGGTTGGGAAAGTGGCAAGCGGCTGCCTGATGGCATCTCCCTTTTGGGACTGATGAAAGTTTTTGGCGCCGACATCAACTACTTGCTAACAGGCGAAGGAGGCAAACCCACTCAACGACTGTCGGCCGAAGAGCAAACCATGCTGGAATACTTCAGGTCGGCTACGCCAACTGTGCGACGCGCTGCCATGGGCGCTTTGCTGGGAGCAGCGTCTCCAGTCAAGTCCACGATGGAGAACATTGCAAACAGCGGTGCCGGAATCCAGCAAGTCAACGTGGGAGACGGCGCTGTCATGATCGGATCGGCCCCTGCTACACGACGACGCACAACGAGGGGGGGCAATCGTGGTTAAGCTGTGGACCGCTCTGACGCGGTGGTGGGTGAACGCAAAAACGCCGACAGCAGAAGATCCCATAACGCCTCTGCCACCTGTTTCGCAGGCGAGTCAAGGCGACAAAGCTGTGCAGGTTGGCGAAATGCCAGACGGCCATTTACAGGTGCTGCACGTGCAGACCATGAACGTCATCAGTCATGCACCAATACCTGCCCCCACTCCAGCTCCAGCCGAAAGGCACACCAGGCACAGGCCAGGGCCGACCGTGTACCAGACCTTGCAGTTAATGAAAAAACTGAATCCTTATGGCAAAAGAGGGAAGGTGCTGGACTTTATGGAAATGGAATTCGGCACCGTGTACGTCAAAGAACTGGATGAGCGTGCGCTCAGGCGTACATATGCATACGCCAAAACCATCCTGGAAAACTGCAAAAAGGAAGAGCAGCGTTCAAATGTCGATAATTAAATTAATAGCGGTGATATGGTTGCTAGCATCTCTGCCGGTCAAGGCAGATGCTGCTGCATTTGAGCTAAAAGGCATTACGCCTGGCATGAGCGAGAAAGAAGCTGTCAAGCTCTATCCCATGAAATGCACTACTTCTCATTGGGCAAACGCGCCAGGCATCAATCTCCGATTTTGCGGCTTGACGAAATGGACATTAGCTGATGAAATAACAGAAAACGCAGAAATTATTTTATTTGATGATAGGCTGATTGGGCTGTCATTTAAAATATATGCGTACAGCAAGAATAAAGTTTTTGATGCAATAAACTCTAAATTTGGAGAACCAAAAACCATTTCGGGTAACACTGCTTCATGGTTATTCGATGGCGATGTTTCCATGCTGGCAATGGATTCAGGCGAATATATTTATTTCTCTGTCGAAACTCCTAAACGTCGCGAATTGCGAAGCCGCATTGAAGAAAAGAGCAGGCAGGCTGCGCGAAACGATATTTAGGGTGGGTAAATGCTTGAACTCGCAATCTGCCTGGTGATTGCCATCACTGATGGTGACACGCTGAAGGTGCGCTGCGGCTCCGAAGGGCGTTATGAGCAAATAACAGTCCGCCTGGCGGGTATTGATGCACCTGAGAAAAAGCAGCCATATGGGCAGCGTGCCAGAAAGGAGTTGGCCGCGCTGTGCCAAGGTGTGCAAGCCCGCATACAACCACGCAGCACGGATCGTTGGCGCCGCGCAGTGGCTGATGTGCAATGCAACGGTACGGATGTGGCTCAATATATGGTGGGCCACGGTTGGGCGTGGGTATTTGACAAATACGCGCAAGAATACAAACACTTGTACCCACTACAAGCCCGCGCTCGCGCGGGGCATTATGGTCTGTGGGTTGACCAAAATAGCAAAGCGCCGCCCATTCCGCCGTGGCGATGGCGCAGAAACAAGCATTAAGGCTATCGCCTGCAATCCTTTTTCAAAACACCTTAAGCCGCCACCATTGGCGGCATGCATTTCAATTGTTTTTCCAGCCAGCGCGGCCGCGCGCTGATGCGAAGCCTGGTTGCGGGTATGTCTCTGTCCGCCGCCGGGCTGGTGAGCCTCGTCATGTACGAAGGCTACACCTCGCGTGCCGTCATCCCCGTTAAGGCAGACGTGCCAACCATAGGTTTTGGCTCGACCGTCCATGAAGATGGTTCGCCCGTCAAACTGGGTGACATCACCACGCCACAAAACGCACTCAAGAAAACCCTGGCCCACATCAGCCGGGATGAGCAGGCATTTCGGGATTCATTGCCAGGCGCATTTCTTACTCAGCCCGAATACGACCTGTACCTTGATTTTGTTTACAACTTTGGGCTGAGTAATTGGCGCAAATCCGAGATGCGCAAGCAAATCCTGCGAGGCGAGCATCGTGCTGCATGTGACGCCTTGCTGGCATGGCGCTATCAGGGCCGCAGCCCCAACCGGCGCGACTGCTCGTTGCCCACCTCGTGGGGGCCTAAAGGTTGCAAAGGTGTTTGGCTGCGCCAGCAAGAGCGTCACGCCAAATGCCTTGCCGCCGTTGATGCGGCGTCAACTCCTCCTGCCACTCCTGACGAGCCAAGGGTTACCCGATGAACGCATCTGCCACATGGCTGCTCATGGCACTGGTCAGCGCTGCGCTGGTTGCGGGTGGCTACGAGTGCTATCAGTGGGGCGCATCCGACACCGAAAGAGTGTGGCAAGCCCGCCAGGCCGAAGCCGAGAAAGCGGCTGCCAATGCACTGCTTGAAGAAACACGTCGTGCCGACAAAGCAGCGGCCGACTATTTGCGCAACCACCAAGACCAGGAGCAACGCTATGCAGACCTTAAAGCCGCTCATGATGATTTACTTCGGCGCCATCCTCTTGTTGTCCCCCGTGCTGTGGCTCGTGTGGCCACATGCGCTACATCTGCGCAAGTACATGCGCGGGTGCATGCGCCAGTGGCAGCGCAGCCTGCCCCCGCCGTGGAACCTGCCGCCCCGGATGCTGATAGTCATCTCACTTTTGCTGCTGTCCGGGTGTGGAACGGCGCCCTTACCGGTGCACATACAACGACCGGTGCCTGCGGCACTGCTGGTACCTCCGCGCCAACCGACGCTGCTTGTGCCCAAGACGCAGGCATCACCTTACGCGACGCCTGGGACAACCACGCCGTCAACGCCAAAAGCTGCGCCGAAGACCGCCAGCGATACCAAGCCTTGATTGACTTTTTACAAAACAAAGAGGGAGAGTGAGCGAGATGGCGCTCGAAAAAGACGAAATGATGCTGTTGGGCCGCATTGACGGCAAGCTGGACGGCATTAAAGACCACATGGCCCGGCAAGACACCCGGCTCGATCAGTTTGAGCGCCGCGTCACCGAGCGGCTGGACAACATGGATGTACGGCTGCGGGACGTTGAAAAAAAGTCTGCCGTCATCGGCGCAGTCAGCGGCTCTGCCGTCAGTGTGGGTATCGCGCTGCTCATCGAAGGCATCAAGGCGTGGATGGGCAACGGCCCCACGCCTTGAGAGGGGGCAGCCTTGGCACACGCAAAAGAAAAGCGCGCGCAGTTGCGCGGCCTCTACATTTACCAGCGCCTGCCCATGGAGGCGGCCTGTAAAAAACTGGGCGTGCCCCGCGCCACAGCCAACCGGTGGAAGCACGAGGCTGCTGCAAACGGCGACAACTGGGACGACGCCCGCGCCGCCGTGGCGCTGGGAGATGACAATTTTCAAGCCTTGAGCAAAAAGCTGCTGGAAGACTACCTTGTGCAGCATCAGGCCACGATAGACATGCTGCGCGGGCACCCAACCATGACACCGCGCGAGCGCGCCGAAACGCTGGCCAGCATGAGCGACAGCTTTAACAAAACGATGGCGAGCTTTAGGCGCCTGAATCCCGAACTCAACCGCCAGGCTGTACAGCTTGACGTGTTGCAACGCTTCACGTCGTTTGCGCAAAGCCACTACCCACAGCACTTAGCTGCATTGGTAGAAATGCTGGAGCCGTTTGGCCAAGAGCTGGCCAAGGTGAAGTAACGTGGCCAAGAACAGCAAAGAGTTTATTGAGGGCTTGGCGCAGCTCGCCGATGACCTGCGCCGCCAGATTGACGCCAACCTCGACGGCTGGGACGTCAGCGCTGCCGCCATAGCCGAGCGCCGCCGCAAAGTCTGCGACCCCTTGCGCGGCTTCGCTTTTTGGGATCAGCACTACTTCCCCCACTACGGCGGGGCTGCCCCCAGCGCTCTGCACGAATACCTGTACGAGCGTTTGCCTGTCATCGTCAATACGCCCGCAGGCCAACGCGACGCCATTGCTGCTCCGCGCGGCGAAGCCAAGTCCACAAAAGTCAGCATGAGCTTTGTGCTCTGGTGCGTCGTCACCGGCGCCAAGCACTACGTCGTCATCGTCATGGACGCTTTCGAGCAGGCCGCCGAAATGCTGGAAGCCATCAAGGCCGAGCTGGAAGCCAATCCCCGCATCGCGAATGATTTTCCTGAGGCCTGCGGGCAAGGCAAAGTCTGGCGCGCCGGCGTCATCGTCACAGCAAACGGCCGCAAAGTCGAAGCGTTCGGGTCAGCTAAAAAAATACGTGGTCGCCGCCACGGCGCGCACCGGCCCGATCTGGCCATCATGGACGACATCGAAAACGATGAGAACGTCACCACGCCCGCCCAGCGCGACAAGCTGCAACGCTTCGTTACGGCCAGCGTACTCAACCTCGGGCCGCCCGATGACAGCATGGACGCCATCCTCATCGGCACCGTGCTGCACTACGACAGCGTGCTGTCGCGCTTCCTGAAAAACCCGCTGTGGCATCGCAAGGTCTTTAAAGCCATCATTCATTGGCCCGACCGCATGGACTTGTGGGAGCGCTTCGAACACTTGCTGATCACGGGCGAAACCCCGGCAAAGGGCGAAGCCGAGGCACTGGCCTTATACGAGGCAAACCGCGCCGAAATGGACAAAGGTGCACAGGTGAGCTGGCCTGCCCTACGGCCGCTGGTCAAGCTGATGATCAAGCGCGCCAGAGAAGGTCATGCGGCGTTCGACAGCGAGCAGCAAAACGACCCTATTGCAGGAGATGACGCTCCTTTTGCGCACAGCATCCGGTTCTGGGTCAACCGCCTGCCCGATTGGGTGTTTTACGGCGCATGCGACCCCAGCCTGGGCAAAAGTGGCAGCGGGCGCGACCCCAGCGCCATCGTAGTGGGCGGCTGGCAGCGCGAGCAGGGCATCTTGAGTGTGGTCGAGGCCCAGATCAAAAAGCGTGTGCCCGACCGCATCATCAGCGACGTCATCGAGATGCAGCGCGAATACGGCTGCATCGTCTGGGGATTTGAGTCGGTGCAATTCCAAGAGTTTTTGCGCACTGAGCTGGTCAAGCGCAGTGCCCAGGCGGGTGTGCCCGTGCCGGCGCGAGCGCTCATCCCCATTGCTGACAAGCTGCTGCGCATCGAGAGCCTGCAACCGCACATGCACAACGGCCTCTTGCTGCTGCACAGCAGCCAGACCACGCTGATTGACCAATTTCGGCATTTCCCGAAAGCCGACCACGATGATGGGCCAGACGCCGTGCACATGCTCTGGATGCTGGCCGTCACTGGTGGCATTGCTGCCGCAGCTCAGGGCAATGTCACCCCCGAACAAACCGCCCGCCAGCGCTACGGCCGCCAGGCCGCGCGCATGTTCCGACGGACATAACAGGCCCAATGACCCAAAGACAAATGATTCCAGAAATCCAAATATTGGCCCACGTGCGTGAGCAAATTGACAACCTGCCCGCAGCGCACCGCCAAAACACTGAAATGCTGGCGCAGCATCTGCGCAGCCTGCTGGCTCAATTTAATGACTGCGCCACGCTGGCCATGGCACTGGTCGGCGCAGAGCAGGCTGCAAAGGAGTAGTCACATGCCCATGCTTGACTATCTGCGCAACCTGCTTGCGCCCGCACCTGCGGCCGAACCGTTGCGCGAAGCCGCCGGTGCGCAAGGACATGATGAAGATGCAGGCTGGCGGCGCATGTCTGCCGACGGCCTGGGACGTCTTAATGAGCGTGATCTTCTGCCCATGGCACAAGGCCGCATGCAAAAGCTGGCCGAACATCTGTGGCAGTCCAACCTGCTGGCCAACCGGCTAGTGGAATTGCCCCTGGCATACCTGTTGGCCGAAGGTGTCTCGCTCCAGTGCGCGGACGATGAGCATCAGCAGCTGCTCAACCGTTTCTGGAGTGACCCCATCAACAACTGGCCACTCAAGCTCATGGCCCGCGTGCGGGCACTGGGCTTGCTGGGAGAGCAGTGTTACATTGCCCACGTCAATGAGGGCAATGGATTCGTGCGCTTGGGATACCTCGACCCACGCCGCATTGCACTGGTGGTCAACGATCCTGACAACCCCGAGCAGCCTGTTGGCGTTATCACCCAGCGCGACGATAAAGGCCGTCAGTACAAATACCGCGTTATCGTGCTGGGTGAAGACAGCGACCTGTTCAGCCAGCGCACCCAAAACATCCGGCACAAAGACTTCACGGACGGCGAGTGCCTGCTCTACCAAATCAATAAATTCCCCGACGGCAGCCGTGGCCGCAGCGACCTGCTGGGCCAAATGGACTGGCTGGACGCCTACGATGATTACCTGTTCGGGGAAATTGATCGCATTGATTACCTGCGGCGCTTCGTTTGGGACGTCACCCTCAAAGGTGCAGACCCCACCGCCGTGCGCGAATACGAACACCAATTCAAACCGCCGCAGGCCAATGGCACTTTCGTACACAACGACTCGGTCGAGTTGCGAGCCATCAGCCCTACGCTCAACGCCACCGACACAAGCGAGAGCGCCCGCCTGCTGCGCAATCATGTGCTGGGTGGCGGCACCATGCCTGAGCACTGGTTTGGCGGTGGCGGAGACGTCAACCGGGCGGCGGCCGCTGAAATGGGCGGGCCGACTTTTAAAACCTACACCATGCGTCAGTCGTATCTCAAGCTGATGCTAGAAGAAATCGGCCGCTACGTACTGTTGCAGGCGGCCCGGGTGAGGGGCGAAGTGCCCGACTGGTCGCAGGATCGCTGGCAAGTCACTGCCGTCTTCCCTGAATTGGTCAGCGGCGACCTCACCAAATTTGCTGCCGCCATGCAGCAAGTGACGCAATCGGTGCTGCTCATGGCTGACGCGGGCCTGCTGACGCAGGAAACCGCCTTGAAGCTGGTGGCCGATGTGGCCCAACGCTTCGGGCAGGACTTTGACGCCAAAACCGAATTGGCGGCGGCCAAAGAAGAACACGCGCAGCGCCAGCGTGACCGTGCCGCACAAGACGTCTTCGGCCTAAGAGATGACGCCCGAGCAGCTCAACTTTGAAGCCGTGCTACGTGAGCGCCTGGCCGAGCGTGCCCGCACTCTCATTACGGCTGACGAACAGGTACGTGCCTTTTTGCAGCAGGCGCGCGAATACATCACGCAGCTACTGGCCGCCCAGCCCAGTGACTGGCAACTCTGGCATCTGCAAAGGCTGCGCGATCAAATCGAGCTGTCACTGCAAGCCTCCGGTCAGCAGGCCAGCGCGGCTATTGACGGCCTGCTGCGCGAGCTGTGGCAGCAAGGCGAAGACCTGATTGACAAACCGCTGGCCGCTGCTGGGTATGGTGTAGAAACCACGCTGGGCACCCTAGACGTGCGTGTGCTTTCGGCTATGCGCAGCTTTGCGGCAGACCGATTAACCAACGTCACCGCCGAGGCAGCCGCACGTATTGGCCAGCAAATCGGTCTGGTCACTATCGGGGGCGCGTCGCCTTTCGATGCCATCCGCGCCGTGCAGCGCATCCTCGGCTCGGACAGCCCGCGCCGCGCAAGCGCCATCGTGCAAACCGAAGCCAGCCGAGCCTTTGCCGTTGCCAGCTTGCAACGCATCCGCGAAGCGGCGCGGCTGGTGCCTAGCCTGTGCAAGCAGTGGCGGCGCAGCGGCAAACCCGAAAGCCGCTGGCAACATGATTTGGTTGACGGTCAGGTCCAAGAAGTGGATTTGCCCTTCAGGGTATCCAACCCTAACGGGGGCGTGGACGAAATGCAATGTCCGCATGACCCCACCGCCCCTCCTGAACAGGTCATCAATTGCGGCTGCACGCTGCTGCCTTTCAGGCGCGGCTGGCAAGTCATGCACCCGGGGGCTAAGCCTTTTACGCAGCGCGAGCTGGGGCGCAGCCCTGGCAAAGAGCAGCTTGACCGGCAGGCCAAGGCGGCCGGGATGCGCCCCGCTGTGCCACCCAATCAATCCATCCGCCCAGAATTACAAAATGTAAGAAGCGCTATTATTCCGAAGGCAAAACTGCGAAAATATGCGCTTGATCCGACCCATAAGAGTGGGGGCAACAAATCAATTGTGTTGTCATCAGCGTTGGGGTTCACCCTTGAAAACGCTGACGAATTAGAGCGCCAAATCTTGGCAGGCATTCAGGGGCAGTTGGCCTACAGTCATCTGCTGGATAAGTTTGGGCAACGCTGGACAGTTGATGTCCCTGTCACAGGCCCAATTGCCAGCGGGACGGTGCGCACTGGCTGGATTGTGCGCCCAGGCAACGATATACCGCAGCTCACAACAGTTAGATTCCTGCCAGAGTCAAAAGTTAAAAAACCACCTAACAAGCCACTGATATGAAACCAGATTACCAATTATTTGATGTTATCCAAACGCTTGTGGACGTGCCAAACGTGTCAGGTCGGACTGTACCTGCTGGCACGGAGGGCACTATCATCGAAATATTCGAGACGCCGGAACTGGGCTACATGGTGGAATTTCCCGAAGATGATGAGTTGTGTCTGCCGGTGCTCGGCCCACAACAAATCGCCCCCTGCAAGCCCTAGTGCTGACAACCATGAACAGATTCCAAGTGCCTGGCCGTACGCGCCAGAAGCAAAAGCCCGCCAATTGGCGGGCTTTGTTTTTTGGGCTTGTAGACGCTTTAAAACTTTCTCAGGCATGGGAGCTAGCCATGCTGCTCATGCAGAGCGTTGCCGCTGCATTTAAAGGTGGTTTAAACGCCTTCCGGCAGCGGGAGACACTGCCAGCGCGATAGACCTCTGTCGTCGTTGTAGCGGTCGGTCATCTGCTGTCTGCGGTGGCCCAGCAAAATGCGGGTGTCCACGCCCTGTGCCCGGTACAGACGCTCTGCAAGTGAGCGCACCTCGTGCAGCGTGGGCGGCGTCCCCCGCTCAACCGTGATGTCGTAGTGGGAGGTGTGTAATGGATCATAGTTAATAAAAAACGGCCTCAAAAGGCCGTATGAATAATAAAGAGAAAAACAATTCGCCTTGCAGGGGTGTTGGGCAGGCGCTTAACGCACTACCACTATTAAGGTTATAGCCCCAATGGGGCTAAAAAGGGTTTTTAGCGGCGTGCAGCCTGCCAATGCATACCGGGCTACCACCTGCCAACCTTATTTTTTTGCTTGCCCGCCGGCACAGTCACTCCTGTCACAAGCAGGAGGACAAACTGTGTCGAATGTCTCCAAATCAAAAAACAGACCTGACGCCAAAGAGCAGCCTAATGGTGGCAAGACCTCAGAGCCGCAGCAGGCCGAGACCGAGCCGCTGACCGTCGATAAAGCAGCCGCACTCGTCAAACGCGGCAACGCTGCTGTTGCGCCTGACGAAATCCTGAGCTGGCGCGAGTACACCGACCGTGTGGTGGCTATCACTCGTGACGGCCAAAGACTGGTGGGGGCGAAATGAGCCTTGCGCAAATCATTGCCGCCTTGGCAGTTGTGGGCGGATTGCGGACGCGCGATGCGGTGGAGTCGGCCATGCGCGAAGCGGCGGCTCCCACGCCGGAGCGGGATTTCCGCCGTCTGATTGAGATGGTGCGCTCGGCCATCAACACCCAAGTTAATGCGGGCAAGGACGACGAGCACAAGCGGTATGTGAGCCTGAGCGCCATTTACGCCGACCGCGCCGTGGTCGAGCTGGAAGACGGGCGCAAATATCTGTACGCCTACCAACTGGAAGCAGCAGACGGCGTCGAACAGGTAGCACTGGCTGCTCCGGTGGAGGTGGTGGAGCAATACGTGCCCACGGTTGCCACGCCAGCTGCTGCCTCGGCTGCCGCTGTACAGGCCGATGTTGGCACCACCTTTCGCGAAGCGGCAGATGGCTCCATTGCTGTCACGCTGATTCGTGCCGGCCGCAGCGGCAATGCCAACTACTACCCAGACGCCACGCTGCGAGAGGCCGTTCATTTGTTTGAGGGCGTGCGCGTGTTTGCCAAAAGCGACGCCGAACACATTGCCGGCAGCGGAAAAGATGTACGCAACCTCATCGGTGGCGTTTACGAAGTGCGCTTTGTTGAAGGAGCACTGCCTGACGGTGGTGCACTGGCAGGCACTTTCCGCGCCATTTCGCCTGCTGACCCCACGGTGACCAAGATGACCGAAGCCGTTAAACGCGGCATGCAGAGTCTGCTTGGCCTATCCATTGACGCAACGGCCATTACCCGCCAGCGACGCGAAGGCCAGGAGGTGCTGCGCGAGGCTGTGCGTTTCTTGCGTGTGGATTCCGTCGACCTCATCGTGGAGCCGGGCGCAGGCGGCAGCCTGGACCGAATCACCGAAGCCGCCAACCCATCCATCAACTTGAAAAAAGGAAATGCCATGCCGCTCTGGAAGCAACGCATGCTGGAAGCCATCAAGGCCAAAGACCCTGCCAAACATGCCGCCATCAACGCCGAAACCATTGGCGACGACGAACTGGTCAATCTGCATGAGGCCATTTGCGGCCCGCTGGTGCCTGCCGCCGCCCATGCAACTACGCAGCGCGTAACCGAGAGCCAGGAAAACGAACCCGTCAGTCGTGGCGAGCTGCAAATGTGGGTTCTGCGCCAGCAGGCGCAGACCAAAGTCAGTGCATCCAACTTACCGCAGGCCGCCAAGGACCGCCTGAGCGCCCAGTTCGGATCGTTGGCCCGCTTTACAGAGGCAGATGTAGACGCCGCCATCAAAAATGAAGCAGATTACGTAGCGCGATTTACCGAAAGCGGTCGCGTGCGCGTGCCTGCTTTTGGCGAGGGCAGCGTACAGGTCGGCGACCGCGCCGCTGTTGTGCGCGACATGTTGGACGCTTTTTTCGATCCGGCACACAAAAACCACCGCGACGTGCACTCTTTCAGGGAGTGCTACATCGAAATCACAGGAGACCGCCGCGTGACGGGCGATCTGCGCGACTGCGACAAGGCGCGCATGGCCGAAAGCCTGGGCACGATGCGCGAATCTATCGACAGCACTACGTTGGCCGATGCGCTGGGCAGCAGCATCACGCGTCGCATGCAGGCGGTTTATGCGGGCATGACCGACCTGGATGCCTGGAAAAAGGTCGCAACATGGGGGCCAGTGAGCGACTTCCGCGTGCAAGAGCGTGTGCGCGTGGGTGGCTACGGGAACCTGCCCGCCGTGGCCGAAGGCGCCCCCTACGGTGCGCTCTCGTCACCTGGCGATGACAAGGCAACCTACGCAGTCAGCAAACGCGGCGGCACGGAAGATGTGACGCTGGAGGCCATTAAAAACGATGACGTGCAGGCGCTGCGCCGTATCCCGGCCGAGCTGGCATTGGCCGCCAAAAACACACTTTACGAATTTGTTTTTGACTTCTTTAAAAACAACCCCGTCATCCATGACGGTAAGGCGCTATTCCATGCCGATCACGGCAACCTGTTTACAGAGGCCCTGAGCGCCGAGGAGTTTGCCAAACACCGGTTGGCCATGCTGAGGCAAACGCGCGCAGGCAGCGGCAAGCGGCTGGCTACGCAGCCTGCTGTGTTGCTGGTGCCTTTCGAGCTACAGGAAAAGGCCTACGACTTGTTCGTGCGCGGCCAGAACCTGGACAAAACGTTTGTCCAAACCATCAATCCGGAAATCATTCCGGTGGCGTACTGGACGGATGCCAGCGATTGGTGCACCGTGGCCGATCCGCTACGCCTGCCCGTATTGGAAATTGGTTTTCTTGATGGCCGCGAAGAGCCGGAGCTGTTCATCCAGGACATGCCGAACACCGGCTCCATGTTCAGCAATGACAAGCTGACCTACAAGCTACGCCACATCTACGGCGGCGGCGTACTGGTAGACGGTGAAAAAGCGGCGACGAAGGCCGTGGTGGCTTAAATGAGCTTGGCTGACTATCAGCAACTGGTGGCTGACATGGTGCGTGATGTGGGCGGCGTGCTGAATGCTGCAGAGCGTGACCGCGCCATTTCGCTGGCGGTGCAGGACTACGGTGCGGCTTTGCCACGCGTGCTGGTGCATGACATGACCTGGCCTGTGGCGGGCGTATTTGGCCCCGTCCCACCGCATTGGGAGGATGGCAGCGCCATCCGGTGCGCCGAGTACCCTGTGGGGCAGCAACCGCCCAAGTTGATACATGTGGCTGCTTTCCGTGCGCCGGACGGCTGGATGCTGGAAACCACCTGGCATCTGCCCCTGAATGCCATCGTGCGCCTGACCTACACCGCATCGCATGCGGTCAATGCGGCGCAAGATACTGTGCCGTTGCACCACCGCTCGCCGGTGGCCATGCTGGCTGCCAGCAAACTGTGCCTGCAACTGGCCACGTATTACAGCGGCCAGCGCGAAACGGTGGTGGGCGCAGACGCCAGCAGTACCGAAACCCGCGCCCGCGAGTACGCCGCGCGGGCAAAGGAATACCGCAGCGCCTACTACGTAGGGGTTGGCCTGCCTGACCCTTACCGATCGGCAAACGCAGCAGGCAGCGCACAGGCCGCTGCGGCCGTTGCCCAGTGGCCCAGGCGCCGCCGCCATCAGCTCACGCCGAGGAGCCTGTGAATGCACGCCATCCACGTATCCATTGAGGGGCTGGCTGTATTGCAGCGCGGCATGGAGCAAGCACCTGAAATGACTCGTAACGCGTTGCTGTATGCGATGACGGAAGCCACGATGCTTACCGAGCGCGAGACGCGCGAGCTGATGCCACGTGTTTCCGGGCTAACGGCCGCCAGCATTGAGAGCGATGCATTTGCCACACCGGTAGGCGTTGTTGGCACCGTGGGCAGTCCGCTGCCCTCCGCACTGTTTATTGAGCTGGGCACACGACCGCACATGCCGCCAGTTGATGCACTGATTCCCTGGGTTCGTGCGGCGCTGGGCGTGGAACCAAAACGCGAGCGCGAAGTGGCCTGGCTAGTGGCCCGCAAGATTGCCAAACACGGCACCAAGGCACAAAAACCTTTTGAACGCGCCGCACAGGCTGTCAGTGGGCAGGTGGTGCGCATCTTCGAGACAGCCTGCTCACTCGTGGCCGAACAAATAGCAACAACAAGAGGTGCTGCATGAGCGACTTGCGTGCTCACCGCGCCGCCATTGTGGCTGCGTTGGCAGCCGTACCAGACGTTGGCCACGTACACGAGCGCGAGCGCTACGCCGAGAGTGAGACGGCTTTCCGCGCCATGTACCTGTACACACCTGCGGGTGGCGCACCCGAAGTGCGCGGCTGGTGGCTGCGCCGTGTAGCCACACGCGAGCACTCGCCCAGTACGGGCCGCTCGCTCAATGCACACACGTGGCAGGTGCGTGGCTACATGGCTTTCTCCGACGCACGGGCCAGCGAATTGGTGTTGGATGACCTCATTGAGCAATTTCGCGCCGTGGTACGCGCCGACCCCACGCTGGGTGGTGTCTGCCAACCCGGCCCACTGGATGCAAGTGAAGACGGCGTGCAGGTCATTGATGCTGGGCCGGTGCGCTTTGCGGGTGTGCTGTGCCACTCGGCCGTTTTGCAACTGACTACGTGGAGCTACTTGTGACTCAAAAGAAACCCCGAAATGAAGCGCCGCAAACCGAAACCGGCCAGGCGATGGCGCAAACCGCGTCGCAAACCCATACCACTGAAAACGGCCATGGCGGAAATGATGAACTGGCCGTGGTTCCTGCCTCGCAGACCGACACGCAGCAAGGTGCGGGCGGCCTCTACCAAATCGTTGATGGCCAGCGCGTGCTGCTGCACCGCAGCCAGACGCCTTAAATATGACTTTAAACCCGAACGAAAGGACTTGAGCCATGGCAGCCAAGCTCATGCGCAAGATGGCCATCTTGGCCAAAATTGAAGATACCGTGGGCACGCCTGTAACGCCCGCCGCAGCCAACGCGCTGCTGGTCAGCGACGTAACCCTGACGCCCATCGAAGGTGATGTGGTGGAGCGCGACAACATCCGCCCGTTTTTCGGCTCCAGCGGCTCCACGCTGGTGACGGAATACCAAAAAGCTGCATTCGCTATTGAATGTGCGGGCGTTGATCCGGCGGGCACACTGCCGCGTTACGCCGAACTGCTACGCGCCTGCGCCGTCAGTGCCACCAACGCGCCGGGTGTCAATACAGTTTTCAAACCCGTTACGGATTCAATTGAATCGCTCACGATTTACGGAAACATTGACGGCGTGCTACACAAAATGCACGGTGCGCGTGGTGAATTTGAACTGAAACTGGAAGCCAAACGTATTCCGAAATTCACGTTTGATTTTATGGGCAGTTTCGTTCCGGCTAAAGACGAGCCGCTGCCTGCCGTGAATTACGCAGGCTTTATGGAGCCACTTGGAGTTAATAAAGCCAATACCACTTTGTCGCTTGACGGCCTGACGGCAGCGTGCAGCGGATTTACTTTCAAGGCTGGAAATCAGGTTGTCAAGCGCGATTTGATGAACGTGGACACCGTTGAAATTACGGGCCGCAAATCAACAGGTAGTGTCACGTTTGAAAACACCAGCGTAGCAACCAAGGACTGGATTGCTATGGCGCGCGCCAGCGCCATCGTGCCATTGATCGTTAAGCATGGTCAGCAAGCCACTAATACAGTGAGTTTTAAATCCACTCGCGCCCAGTTGGGCAAACCCACTTACAACGAATCAGACGGTGTGCAGATGATTACCATTCCTTTGTCATTTATTCCAAGTGACGCGGGGAATGATGAATGGTCGATTGAAGTCTGATTTGTTTTGATATTTCATTTTAATTTGTTGGAGCTTCCACATGGCAGTCAAAATCCCTGGCCTCAAACCCGTTATCGTTACGCCAGCCACACTTTATATATTGAGTGACGGCGGTCAATATGAGACTTTTCGTTTTAACGTGCATTTCAAGCGGCTGACGCGCGACAAATTGGACGGTTTGGCAAAAACATTCATGGAGGGGGAAATCAAGTTGCCCGATGTGCTCGACCAGATTGTGACGGGGTGGGATGGGCTGAAAGACGAAAACGGCATGGAAGTGCCCTACTCGCCAAAAGAACGCCGTGCAGCGGATGACGATTTCCCTGGGCTTGAGCAAGCCATGATGGTTAGCTGGTTTGATCACATGTTCGTCACACAGCGGCAGGCGGCAGAAAAAAACTCCGCGGCGCCGTCCGCCACTGGCTCGGCGCAGACGGCGCAAACCGCTACGTCATCGACGACGGTCTGAAACAGGACTGCCAGCGGCTGGGCATAGACGTTCAGCGTCTGGCCCCGCCGCACGGCTGGCGGTCACAAGTTGACGACTTTGAGCTTTGGCCCGAACACGCACAGGCATGGCGTGTCTTCCTGGCCTGCCAAAGCCAGTGGCGGCGCCTAGCCGTGTCGTCAATGGGCGCGCCAACAGAGCTGCTGCTGGAGGGGCTGGATTACACAGGCGTCGAAATTGTTATGCGCCGACAAGGCGTGCCAGCCGAACGGGGCAATGAGGTGTTTAGCCAAGTGCAAATCATGGAGCATGAAATGCTGCGCGTAGTCAACGCGCGCGAAATGGATTGATGGATTGATGGAGTTTTAAAAGTGGGCGCGGTGCATCAGGTCGGAATCAAGATCAACGTGGACGCCAAAGCGGCGTCCACCGAGATTCCGCGCGCCGCCAGAGAATTGGATGCGCTCTCGGCCAGCACCAAGGCAGCCGCGCAGGCGGCCGAAAAGCTGGAGCGCGGCGTCAAGCCCGCCGAGCTGTCGGTCAAACAAATGGCGCAAGCGCTGCGCACCGTCCCCATGCAAATGACGGACGTGGTGACGTCGCTGGCCAGCGGGTCGCCTCCCTTGACCGTATTGATCCAGCAGGGCGGCCAGCTCAAGGATACGTTTGGCGGGGTCATGCCCGCACTCAAGGCTGTGGGCGGCTACGTGGTGAGCATGGTCAATCCGCTTACGCTGGCTGGTGCTGCTGTGGCTGCGCTGGGCGCAGCCTGGTATCAGGGCAGCCGCGAAACGCAGGCGTATAGCAACGCTCTGATTGCCACCGGCAATGCGGCAGGAGCCACAGCGGGGCAAATGGCCAGTATGGCCCGCGAGATTGCAGACGGGGTACACACGCAAAGTGCAGCAGCTGCCAGTCTGGCTGAGATGGCGCGTAGTGCCAACGTAGGCGCGGACCAGCTCAAACGCTATGCCGAAGTAGCACTGGACTGGCAGCGTGTGACAGGCACAGCCGTAACTGACACGGCAGCCGCCTTTACGGCTCTTAAAAACGACCCGCTTAGCGCAACGCTCAAGCTCAATGAGGGGGTCAATTACCTCACGGAGAGCACATACGAGCACATCAGAGCGTTAACCGAACAGGGGCGGCAGCAAGAAGCTGCTCGCGCTGCACAGGATGCTTTTGCCAGCTCTTTGGCGACGCGCTCTGAGCAGATGCAAAAAAACCTCGGCTACCTCGAGCGCAGCTGGTACGCCGTCAAGGGAGCGGCAGCGGCGGCGTGGGATGCAATGCTCAACATTGGGCGGCCGCAGGTCAAAACCCTGACAGAAGTTAATGACAAGATACAAAAACTAGAGCATCTCCTCTCAGTTGCCAATTACAAAAGCGGTGATACCACCCGCAAGGCCATTGAAGAAAGCCTTAAAAAACTCAGAACGGAGGCAGCCGCACTACAAGGCGAACTCAAAGCAGCACAGGACCAGGCCCGTGCCAATGAGCAGTTGGCAGCCCGCACACGCTGGGACAAGGCCGGCGAGCAGTACCTCAGCAGGGCTGCACGCATGGAGCGTGAAGTGGCCGCAGCGCGAAGCGAAGGTGCGGCCGCGGGTATCCAACAGGCCGAGATAGAGGAACGTATCGCGCAGATACGCGAGAAGTACGCTGAAAAAACTAGACGCAACAACCGTGACGCCCGCGAGCAAGCCAAGCAGTTGCGTGAAGATTTACAGCTGCTGGCGCAGTCTGCCGGGCTGAATCCCAACTTTTACGAGGAGTGGGATAGGCTCAACAAAGCCTTCGATCGTGGCGTACTCAGCGCCGAAGCACTCAACAAAGCTCAAGGTGAGCTGTTAGCTAAACAGCCCGTCATTAAAGCAGCCGCCGAGGCCGAACGAAAAGAACTGGAAGCAGCGGCGAAAGCGCGAGAAGCGCTGCGGCAAAAAGAATATGAACGTGTCAGCGCTTACGTCAAATCTGTAGAAAGTCTGGCCCAACAAAATGAATCGCTAAAAGAAGAGGTTGAGCTGCTGGGGTTGTCTGAACGGGAACAAACCCGCTACCAGCAGGCCAAACTGGCAGGCGTCATCGCCCTCAAACAAGAGCAACTGGCACGGCTGCAAAATGAGTTTGCCCACACACGCGAGCAGGCCAACCTCGAGGAAGAGATTCGTCTGCTGAAAGAGCGCAACGAGTTACTAGAGAAGAAGGCACTCAAGAAGCTGGCGCAAGAAACCGCCAAAGAGGCAGCCAACAGTGCAAAAGAGATCGAAAAATCTCTCACGGATGCACTGCTTCGCGGGTTTGAAAGTGGTAAAGACGTTGCCCGAAATTTCCGCGACACGCTGCGCAACATGTTTGGCACGTTGGTACTGCGGCCGGTCATCCAGGCTGTGATGGCGCCGGTTGCCGGTGGACTGATGGGCATGTTTGGCTCGGCAACGGGGGCCGCCAGCCAGGGTGGTTTGGGCGGCCTTGGCAGTTTAGGGTCGCTGGTGGGTGGTGATCTGCTGGGTAGCGCGGGCGGCCTGCTGGGCAGTGCCGACACTATGTTTGCCAATGGCGCAACCCTGGCGGGGTACGGTCTGACACCAGCCTGGCAAAACGTCGTGGCACAGTGGAGCAACGGCGCGTGGGGGTCAGCACTTGCCACGGGCGCAGGCGCCGCAGCGGCCTTGGGTGGTGGTCTGCTGGCTGGACGTGGCATCGGTCAGGCCATCAGTGGCGGTTATGCCGCATGGGGCAGTGGCAATGGCGCGGTCAATCTCGGCTCGGCCATTGGCGCCATCTGGGGACCGCTGGGGTCAGCCATCGGCGGAGCTATTGGCGGTCTGGTCAATCGTGCGTTTGGCCGCAGACTGGCGGACACGGGAATTGAGGGCACTTTCGGCGGCGACAACGGCTTTTCGGGCAGGAGTTTTCAGTTTTACCGTGGGGGTTGGTTTCGCTCCAATCGCACGCGGTATTCGGATTTGGACGAAGCCACCCGGTCCAGTCTGGCCCAGCCCTACATGGCTATGCGTGAGCAGGTGCGCCAATACGCGCAAACGCTGGCACTGTCAGCGCAAAGTGTCGATGCGGTTACGCATCAAATCCGCCTGAGCCTGCACGGTCTGAAACCCGAAGAAGCTGCGCGCCGTATTCAGGAGACGCTGGCGGCTGCACAAGAGGCGCTGGCGCACAGCGTGCTTGGCGATAAAAACCCCTTTACCCGCGCGGGTGAAACAGCGCTGCAAACGCTGGAGCGCATGGCGCAATCGTTGTCCACGGTCAATGGTGTTTTCGAAGCGCTGGGCCGCACGCTGTTGGACGTGAGCGAATACGGTGGAGATTTGGCCAGTCAAATCACTGACATGTTTGGCCAAGGGCAGGCAGGACGCACGGCTTTTTCATCGGCCACCGCTGCCTACATGCAGAACTTTTACAGTCCGCAAGAGCAGCGTGCCAGCTTGCAACGCTCCTTGCAGCGCCAGTTTGAATCCTTGGGCCTAACCATGCCCGACATCAATGCCAGCAACGCGCGCGAGCAGTTCAGGGCACTGGTGGATGCGCTGGATTTGACGACTGAGCAAGGCCGTCGCGCCTTTGCCGCGTTGATGGGGCTGCAGGGCGCATTTGCCAGTTTGACGCCGTCGGCAGATGAACTGGCCGAATCGGCCAGCCGCGCTGCTGAAGCTGCGGCACAGGCACGGCGCGCTGCACTGGATGCAGCCCGCAGTGCCACCGATGCCGCTCTGGATGCACTGGGCAGGTTTGTTGACGCCCAGGCCAGTCAATGGCGTAGAACCTTGCAGGCTGCGCAGGACGTGGCGCAGGAAGCGCGCGCCATTTTTGAGCAGGCGGGCCAGAGCGCCCGCGAGCTGCGGGGGCAAACCGCCAGCGGCCAGGCCATGCAAGCTGCGCAGGGCAACGCCACCATCGCGCGCATGCTGGAACAGTTGCGCCGCACGGGCGCACTGCCCGACGGCAAAGAGTTGGGCCGCGCCATTGAAGGTGCACGTGGCGGATTGAACGTCAATGACTACGCCAGCGTAGCCGACTACGAGCGTGACCAGCTCGTACTGGCAGGCAAGCTGGAAGAAATGCAGGGCATTGCGGGCAATCAGCTGGACATGGCAGAGCAGCAAGTGGCGCTGGCTCGTAAGCAGGTTGAATTCTGGGAGCAGCAGATGGATCACTGGCGTCGCCAGGTAGAGCTGCTGCGCGGCACCCAAACGAGCGTGGGCAGCATTGCCGAAGGCGTGTCCAGGCTGGTTGCAGCAATGGAGGCCGAGAAAAGAGTAAACGAAACTGTGGCATCTACGCTACCCGGCCACTCATCCGGTAATACGGGCTGGGGCGGTGGTGGTGGCAGTGGCAGCTCGTCTGGATCCGGAAGTATGGGGACAGGTCTGTACCGAACCAAAGAAAAATTAGAAAGGGCCATCCAGTCACTGCCCGCTGGCACGCGCATGCGCAACTACTACGACCCGCTGCTGGGAGGCTACCGTCTGGAAAAAATCGAGGACGGCTCCCGCGATGCAAAGCGCATCGATGATGTGGCAGACAAGATGCAGCAGGCGGCAAAGGATTCAGGCGGGAACTGGAAACGTTTCTATGACGCAATGCAGGGCGAGAGGGCGATCGACCTCGCTTCGGCTTGGGGGTTCACAACGGAGGACGTCAAAAGGCATGTGGAGCAGCACGGCTACACGTTGCGCGACGGACGCATCGTCCCCGCATACGCCAACGGCGGATACCATACCGGAGGATGGGCGTTGGTGGGTGAGGAAGGCCCCGAATTCGTCCAGTTTGAACGGCCGGCACGTATCTACAACACACGCGAAACGCAGGCCATGATGCGGGGCGGCAATGCCACCACGGATGCCGCGCTGGCCCAACTCAATGCGCTGCTGAGCCAGCTGCTGACCCAGACCAGTGGTGTTGCCGTCCATACCGGTGCTCTCTCCAGCATGTTGGGCGCTTTGAGTGCCAACGGCATGGGGGCCGTACGTGTGGACGTGGTAGCTGCCCGCAAGGGGGTGTTGCATGGCGTTTAGTGTCTTAGAGCCAGTCCCCATCACCGCCACAATGGTGACCGCCTCAAGCGTGACAGTAGAGGATGACAGCCCTGTGTGGCAAAGCGGGCGGCCAAGCAACAGCTACGCTGTGGGTGACAAGCGCCACCGCGTGGAAACGCACTCGGTTTATGAGCGCATCAAAGCGGAAGCCTCCGGCGCAGCTGAAAACACACCACCTGAAAACGACCCTGAACACTGGTTGCATATGCGGCCCACCAATAAGTGGGCCATGTTCGACGCCTACACGCGTACGCGCACCACGGCGCAAAACAGCCTGTCTGTCGTCTTACGCCCGGGTGGCTTTGTTACGGCTGTCTGGCTGGGCGGGCTGAATGCAAAAACGGCCAAAGTGACAGTGCGATCACGCCCGGATGGGCCGGTGGTTTACGACAGTGGCATGCGCCAACTGGATGCAGCCGTGCGCGACCGCTGGAGCCTGTACTGGTTAGCCCGACCGCATGTGGTGGAAGACACACTATTTACGAATATCCGCCCATGTATCGACCCAACCATCACCATTGAGCTGGCACGCTCCGGCAGCGTTGGCCTTGGCATGGTGGTGCTTGGCCAGCTCGTGCGCATTGGCGAAACCCAGTGGGGTGCAGGCGCTGGCCCCACCAGCAACAGTTTTATCGATTTCAAGGCAGACGGCACCGCCAAATGGACGCGCCGTGACCCTACGCGCACCCTCAATTGCAACGTAGAGGTGCAGCCGCGTGACGCCAACATGGTCAGCCGCCTGCTTGCCCGGCTGGACGGCGTGCCCGCCCTTTACATCGCATCGAGCCGACAACTGCATGAGCCGCTGCGTGTCTTCGGATTCATGCAAAACCAGCCGTCACAGGTGCTCCGTTTCGAGAACGTCAAGCAGTGCATGCAGCCCATCAACGTCATTGGACTTTAAAAAATGGCCCAACCCGTTAAACCCACACCGATACCGCCCTTGCCATTGGACCGAGTGCCGCAGCTTGGTACCGACACCTTTGACGAGGACGCACTCATCTTTACCGACTGGGAGGCCACTAAATTGGCCCCCGGCATCAATGCGGCCGCAACCAACGTGTACGACAACGCCAAGACGGTGTTTGAGCAAGGCGCCGCCGCAATGGCCGCCACCGGCACGGCCCAGCAACGCGCCGAGGCGGCGGCCGCCCAGGCGGCGCAGCAC